ATGGAACTGAGTCTGGAGTCGATAGAACTGGAGATTTCCAAGATTTCAATAAAGGGTACTACGCATGAAGATCTTCTATCTCACTGGGAAAGTAGATGGACCTGGGCAGCTGGGGGATCAGCAACAGGATCACCGGACAGAGGTCACCTCCAGCTTCTTGGTGACTTGACAAACCATGTTGTCAAAGGATTGGGCAAGAAAAGGGTGCGTTTGAACAAGCGCGGGTATTTCGAGATAGCAGAGTTGAAAGATATCATAGCTGGAATGTCAAAGATAGATGTGCTTTACACGGGGATGTCAACCAAATGCGAGATCGGAAAATTGAGAGCCCTGCTACCAGGGAATTTGCTTCACTACTTCGTTACCTCTTACGTTTTGGGATACTATGAAAGGGCTAAGGGGAACAGTGAACTAATGCTGCTTCCTTCCAATCTAACAGATTTGAACAGGATGTTTGGGATGATAGAAACGATGTCCAAGGATGGAATGCCACTGATGCTAGACTACGCAGACTACAACGCTCAGCATTTCCTTTATGAGATGAGGGCGATAATGCGTGGTCTGCGTCTGAAAGTGTCTTCGGGGTGCCTTTCACGCGAGTTTCTGGCAATGGCTGAACTAGCTGAGATAATAGTGTCACATGCTGCTATTCTTGACGGGGACACACCGCATTGGATTCTGAGAGGCTTATTCACGGGCTGGCGATCAACACACTTCATAAACACACTATTGAATGGAGGATACAAGCTGGTGATAAGTAGGTGTGCCGAGGAGCGTTGGGGAATTTCGAACATTTTGGCTGACTACTCAGGATCTGGAGATGACCTTTTCGGCAACACGAGGAGCTGGCTACATTCTGTTCTGTTTATCCAGACGGCTGAGACGATGGGATTCGAACTGCAAGCTATCAAACAGCTACTTGGTGAAGGTGAGTTTCTGCGGAGGAGCTTCTCTGGTACGGGGGTGACGGGATCAGCTCTCAGATCACTAACACAACTTTGTTCTGGGAATTGGCTGTCTGACCAAGTTCAGGGGGTCGAGTCAAGGCTGAGGGAGCTCCAGAAACAGATTTCTGTGTGTGAGAGAAGAGGCCTGTCACATCAACATTGTGCTAGCCTATGGAGATCAGCAAAAAAGAAATGGTCGAGATTTTGCGTCGGAGAGAACAACTGGCAGTCGGTGTCACCGGACCGGATTCATGGGCTAAAGATACAGG